CACAACAATACTCATTATATTTTTGCCTTTTTGTCCCTTTTGTCCCTTTTTCGTCCGCTTTTGTTTCAGATGTTTCATTTTGTTTCATTTCTAACTTTTTATGTTTCTTCGTCACAATATGTCTTTTCCAATGTCCAGAATGACACGTAGAATAGTCACATAATTTACATACAAATATCTCGTCCTTTTTTGTCCCTTTTTCGTCCGCTTTTGTTTCAGAATGTTTCATTTTGTTTCATTATCTAAAGAAGATATTTTTAAGTATTTTGAGATGCTCAGTTCACTTTTTTCAGTCCTACATAACATTCCTACATAACTTTTTTAAAACTAAATAAAATATGCCTAGGGCGTCTAAATAAACGATAAAAAAAACGTGTTTTCAAAACCCAAAAATATTTTCCAAGATTTCTCTCTCAAATTATAGATTTCTCCAAATTGACTTTCAAAAACAATAAAAAACTGAAAAAATATATAAGTTCAAACTATTAAAATAGATTACAAGTTTATACTAATGGATATTGCCTCACAACCAGAAATAATATGCAATAAACATGATATTGATTTATATATGATTAAGGGAGAACAAGATATTTTTCGTATATGTTTTAAATTGGTTAACCCCAATTACGACTTACACCAAGCAATTGGATTTAAATTATTTAGTCTATTAGGCGAACTAAACAAAGATGTTATTGAAAAAATTGTTTTAGAACCATACTCAGAAAATGACAATATCATGAAAATGGGTATGGTACTTAAAAGATTTGGTGCAGAGTTTGGTATTAGTCAAAAGTATGTTTATTCTGAAACACAGATACACAAAACTGATGACCAGTATAACTTTTTCTCCAAGAAAATAGACAAAGCAGACCATTTTGAAATACCTAATAGATGTATTCCTGTTAAAAAAAGTAATGGTAATTTATCGATATCATTTATTAATGATAATGAAATGAATGTAGTATATGAGTTTTCATTAGTTATTGAAGAAGATATGCCAAACATGATGAGAAAATTACCTGGCATGTTAATGAAAAAAATATTTATTAGATTAAAATCATTTTTAGAATCTATACGATAAATTACTTACATACAATTCGCATTATAGAATATACATATGATTGACGTAGATTCTATATCACTCACAGCCAAAACTACATGTTTTCTAGTATGGCAAATGCTCTGTTATCTTTGTGGCAGAAAGCGTTTTGATTGTATAAAAAATATAGCAGTTTTTCTATCTAGCTACAATATTGTTTATTCAAAAATATTTCAATCTTTATCTTCAGGTGCTGATGTGTTAACTAATGTTGAAATGGATTATTTATCAAGATTTAATGATAACGTACCCTATATTGAAGAAGAACTGCCTGATTTAGATGAATTAGAAGAAGAAATTAATAAGAATAGAGATGAAAATCAACTGGTTATTGAAAGAAGTCCAAAAGGCCCAGAAGCTTCAGGTATGATAGCATTAGTTTACTATGGTAAATTGGGCAATAAAGACGTAGTAATAAAAGTAAAAAGAAAAAATATTAACGCAAGATTACATCAGGCAATAGATAAAATGAGATTATTAGTAAGATTGAGTACTTGGCTGCCTTACCTTAGAGTGATGAATCTATATACAGTATTTGAAGAAAATGAAGCGGATATGTACAAACAGATAAACTTTATCAAAGAGGCTGATAATTTGAAAAGAATGGGGATTCAATTTGCTCATACTGATTATGTTAAAATACCATGGGTTGATACTAGTATAACCGAAACCAATAATAATGTCATTGTTATGGAAAGACTTTATGGTAAAAAACTGAAAGAATTAGATGATAATGTCAAAAACGATTATGGTGTTCTTGTAGCTCAATATAGCTTGAAAAGTGTACTTTATGATACAATGTATCATGCTGATCTCCACTCTGGTAATATCATGTTTATGGAAGAGAAAACTGAAGGTGTTATAACAAAAAAATTAGGATTAATAGATTTTGGTATAGTTGGAGAAATAACAAGAGCAGAGCAAGAAGATCTTACACAGTTTTTTATTAAAATGTTTTTAAAAGATGAGCCTACTGAAGCAGCAAAAATTATAGCAACTAGATTGGTTGCACCAATAGATGTATTTAACAATATGTCAGAAGAAAAGAAACAAGAATTATACTATGATATGTCTGATACCATTGATAAAATACTTCATAATGGTGAAGTTCTTGATGTAATGACTATTTACAAGATAAACAAGCTTTTATTTAATTATGGTCTTACACTCAGCAGACCATTTTGTAGGATTCAGTTATCTCTTGCAGTATCTGCAAGTGTATCAAATGAATTATGCAATGGCGGAGTAACGTATATAGATCATTTACAAAATACCATGAATAAAATGATGTCAAACAGCACATGTATGGATGATTTTTATTAAGATTGTGAATCTAGATTGTAAAATAATGGAAAATTGAACGATTTAAACATACTGCATGATTAAGTATCACAACATAATCATGCCGACAAACTTTATATTGATTGATGGCAGTTACTACTGCTTCTACAGATATTATGCTCTTACACAGTGGTGGAGTTTAGCCAAGCCTGAGGATAATTTAGGTAATCCAATTGAAAATGATGATTTTGTGGAGAAGTTTCGTGACACTTTCAAATCAAAACTCAAAGAAATTGCAAAAAAGCTAAAAATAGACAATCCTATTATGATTGTTGGTAAAGATTGTCCGCGTAAAAATATATGGCGAATGGAACTAACTGACACTTATAAGGAAAACAGAGATAAGGATGATACGTTCTTGGGTGGACCATTCTTTAAAATGGCATATGAAGATCTATGGGAAGAAGCAGGTGTACATGCTGTTCTCAAGTTTCCTCGCCTTGAAGCAGATGATTGTATTGCCTTAACAGTAGAACGGATTCGAGAAAGTGTAGATGATGCTAAAATATGGATTATTGCAAGTGACATGGATTACTTGCAGCTAGTTGGTGATGATCTTAAGATATTTAACTTGAAATATAAAGATATAACAACTAGTAAAAATGCAACTGGTAATCCAGAATGTGATTTGTTTTGTAAAATAGTAACTGGTGATAAAAGTGATGATATACCTGGAGTGTTTGCTAAGTGTGGACCTAAAACAGCTATGACATACTATAATGATCGCAATAAGTTTAATAAAAAACTTGCAAAAGATCCGGATGCGCAAGCACGATATGAAAGAAATACAACACTAATAGACTTTAGATGTATACCTGATGATTTACGCACATCATTTAGAAAGCAAGTATTAGGATGTGATTAATAATTTACCTTCTCTTATTTTTCTTTTTTCTAGTTTTACCTTTTCGTTTACGACGACGTGTTTTCTTTCTGCGAGATTTTCGTGGCTTTTTACCTCCTCGAGGCATAGCAACTGGTTGAACTAAAGCAACAGGCACTGCAGGCATCATGCCATATGGTGCAATACCAGTTCTACCTGGTGGCGCATAATTATTTTGTGCAATTTGTGTTTTACCTGTAGTTTGTCCATAATTATTAGTTTGCATAGAAGGTGCGCGTCTTATATCTCTACTAGAAGGATCACGATAACTAAAAAATATACCCTCGAAGAGTTCTTGATACATTCGATCTATTTCAGCCCTTTTATCATCACAAGTCATTCTCTGTCTATCTACAAAATTATCTCGTTCTTTTTGGATAACACGCATTTTAATATGTGCAGTGTACTTTGTGGGTTGACCAATAACGCTGTCTTTTTTCTCAAATCTTGTTGTTACAATGTTATATGCTCTATTATCCAGCATAATAGTTGTATTATTTGGAAGCCATAATTTCATCATATATTTCATATTTTCATCGATGATACCACTTTTGTCTGCATCTTGAATACTAATTTTTTTATAGCCTCTTGTAGTATCAGTAGCATATTTCACTAATCTAGTATACATTCCTTGACTTGTTAATACTTCTTGTGGACTAGTAGAATCAGGAACAGCTTCAGATATAAGAGAATTACTCAGTTTAAACATAGGTGGAAAGAATATATCATTTGTTCTAATGGATTTATCAGTCATACTAGGAGAAAAAACAATATTTTTCTTATAATCACCATCAATATCTAGTTTCATTACAATATAACTAACCATGTTTGTATTACTATATATGAATAAGATAAATCATGTATAATAATTAATTTTAAAAGTTTCCTGGACTAGATTTTGGTAAATAAGAAGCAAAGTGTGCTTGTTGTGCATTTTTCTTTTGTTGTTTAGCTTTACGCAGTATTTCTATAGCTTTTTCCTCTTCTTCCTCGCTGATTTTATCATCACCATTTAAGTCAGCTTCCATAGCAATTCTGTTAAGATAATTAGGGCATATGCAATATTTACTTTTATTATTAAATAAAAAGTCTGCTAGAATTATAAATGCAGCAGTCATAAAGATTGATAAAACTAGATCTTTTGTTCCTACAAAAATAATTGTGAATATTAAAATCTCTCTAGCAATACTATTTCTAATAGCTTGTTCTTGAGTTTTACTAAGACCAATTTCAATATACTTAGAACCAATATTCAAAATAAGCATAGAGATTCCTGCTAGAAAAGCACTATTATTTAATGTATTGATTACGTTGCCTAACATATACAGTATCAATAGATTAAAATCCTATTCTTTTCATTGTACTTCTTACATTTGCAACAAAATAATCATGTGTATCATTTAAACGTGATCTAATTTTACGCTTCATTTGATTTTTATTAATATGAAATTGGTCAATCATATTTTGAAAACCTTCTGGTTCTTGACGTTTTAAAAACATATTGCATAGTGCTAAAATCATAAAAACCAACATTAATGTCGCCATTGTAATTGCAATCTGTGTCATACTGTATATTCTTGATATTATATTAACTACTTGTTAAACTCCCAGCTTGTACAGAATCCTGCTTTCTTTTAACTTTTATTTTCTTTGATGTAGAAGGACGAAGTTGTTCTTCCGTTGTCATTTGTTCTTCATATGACTGAATAATTAAATCACATTTTTCATCACAAGGATTCATACAATTGACATCATCAAAATCAATATTAGGATACATCGACTTAATTTTGTCAAGAGAAACTACATTTTTATTATTATCTACAAAAAGTAGCTTTCCATCTTTTTCTACACAATGACGTTTTCTAAACTCTAGAAGATATTTATAATCTTTTTCTAGCTTACTAGATTCTTTTTCAACATCATCATCGTCAGCATCCATACCTTCAACCACATTTTCACTTAATACAATAAAAAGCATCGCAATTATTAAGCCTGTTAGTGTAGATCGCATAGCGCCACCTACAACTGCTAAAATAAGAACCAGCCTACCGATAAATGTATTAGCAAGATCAACTAAAACACTTGGTCTAGTTAGTAATAAAAACCCTGCAACTAACTGAATAATTAGCTCTGTTTGTTGTTTCATTATGTATATACATAAATAACATTTTAGTATTGTCAAGAGTTATTTTTTGAGGAGACATAGCAAAATATAATATCTCAATTTTCTATAGATATGAGTTTAGCATTCTATGCAGCCCCAATTAATAGTAATAATGATAATAATGATAATTCTGGTAATTCAAGTGTTATAGATAGAAAGCGAAATGCCCGGGCTAGCCATAATAAAACTGTTAAGCGATATAGCGGTTCTGATGATAAGATTGAAACCATGAAAAAACAAATTGGTTTTGATACTATGGATAATAATAGTGATCACATGGCAGACTTTACGCCTCCCTCTCCTCCAGAATCTGCTGGTGTCCAAAGAACGCGAGACAGAGATAATCATGGTGACAATGTAGTACAGCCTCATCCTGCAAGTATGCATAATGATAGTCCTGTATCTACTGAAGCATTTCAAAATCTTCCATCTTTAGCAAGTGAAGACTATTATAGACAATATGTACCATATTATGACAGAACCGGACAAGGTTCTCCCTCTCAAGATGAACTAGTTAGCAAATTAGATTACATGATTCATTTATTAGAGCAACAGAGAGAACTTAAGACTGGAAGTGCAACTGAGGAAGTCATACTTTACTCATTTTTAGGAGTATTTATGATTTTTGTATTAGATTCATTTGCACGAGCAGGGAAATACACAAGATAACTAATATATACATAATAGATTCTCAGGTCTCACTGAGTATCTTGCATAATTATATAAAAAAAATGCAGTTGGACTTGAAATACAAACATCTATTCCATGTCTTTTATTGAGTTTTGCAAGAGTAATATTATTTCCTACTTGTTCAATGGTAATAATATTTACACCCCATTTTCTCTTTAGTTTCCTACAAGCTGATGAAAATCCTGCATAAAATATATCATCATAAGGCGCTTTATTAATACTACAAATTAGTTCTGCAATTTTAGATGGAGGATTTGTAGTTTTCATAAATGAAGATGTATTTCTAAAAATATAACAACATACAATTTCTCCCTGTAATATTACACCGTATACAAGTAACTTATCATTGTTAATAAGTGATAGTACAGTTGTTAATTCAGAATTAACGGTACACTCATAATCTTTTTCAGATAGTTTTACAAAATCTATAAAGGTTTGAGCATTGGTTTTTCTAATAGATATTAGTGTTGTATTAGGAACATTAAACTTTGTATTAGGAATATCTTTTATGAAATAGCCAGTTGTTTCATAAGTAGTTAATGGAACAATAGCAGTCATATCGCCTTCCCTCTTAAAAAAACATACTGGATTGCAACCCATTCTTCTACATTGATATAAATGTGTTTGTATGAGAGCAGGTGCTATACCTTGTTTTCGACTATCTTTTCTGACAGTAAGATTATCTACATAATTAGCAACAATCTTGGTACCATCTTTAAAATTAATGAATATTGGTCGCATTGTGATAACACCTAGTAGGTCCTTTTCTGTTGTTAAACTATTTTTAGTATTACTATAAACACTAATAAATGATTTACCAAGATTAGTATCAAGATATGACATAATATCATCAACACTAGGATCCCATGAAGCATTTTTGTTACGCAGGTAATTTGTTTTGATAAAATCACATACAGTGCTTATATGTTCTTCTGATGCATCTTTCACATCTATAGATTGAACATCTAATAATTTGACATATTTATTAACTTGGGGTAATTCTGGATCAATAATCTTATTTGTAAATATCCAGTGATGTAAATCCCATAAATGAAATACTGGCTGAATTGACCAGAATTGAAACTTCAATCGTATGTAAATAGCGATTGAAATAATTAAAACAGCAATACATAATGCTATATAGTGAATTGGTATAGATAACATTATGTATGATCTAGAACATTTTAGGAAAAATCAAACTTATTCAGGCTTTTGAAGAACATAAATATATTGATTAGCATATCCTACCTTTTTCATTTCGCTCTCGCTGCTCAAGATAAAACCTGCTGATCTAGCAAGTGCTAAAACATCTTTTTGAGTTGGCATGTAAAATATATGTCTGTTTTTTCTAACTTCTCCATTCTTTTTATGTTGAAATGTTTCATCTAAGTAAGACATATTTTTGTCCTGATTTATTGAAAATACAGCTTTATATTCATGATTTGAAAAAGATGCTCTTGTTTGCATAAGTCTCTCCTTAGAATATTTTTGAGGATCAAGACCGCCTACAAATATATCAGCAACAGGAAGAATTGGATCAAAGCTATCTCTATCAACCAAATGAAGAACTAACCAGCCTCCTGGCATTAACCAATTATAACAATTTTGAAAGAAAGTTCTCTTATCTTTAATGGAATAAATAGTAAAATACATTACTGTTATGTGAGTAAAAGAGTTTGCAGGAAATGTGATACTTTTCATAGCATTACCATGTGAAAACTTACATTTTGGGTAATTTTCTTTAGCTTTTTTAACCATAGCTAATGAGGAGTCTAAACCTTCGACCTTGTAATTTCTTTTTTGTAGTTCCCCAACATGATGCCCTGTACCAGAACCAATATCTAGTATGCGACTTCTAGCAGTTGGTCCA